CGAACGCAGATGTTGTGAAGAAGGTTCAGGGATTCCTGACCTACCTCGCAGCTTCTTCTGCTAAGCCAGTCGCCGATGTTCTTGGCGGCCAGCTCTAGGGTGTGATGTTTGACAGCACAGATTCTCTGTGTTAGTTGTGGGGGGGTCTCCGATCCCCCCATGACTGTCAATGGATTCAAGTCATAGCTAAGGATTTATTAACTCTGTTTAAGGAGCAGTAAATGAAAAGCCTGATTGAATTCCAAACTATGATCCTCGCAGATGCGGGGGTCAGGTGTGGTGTCAGTACCCTCAGGGATAGCAAAACTATCTCTGATCGTATCAAAGGTGAAGGGTTATCATTTTTAACGATAACCCTGACAGACTTCGGCAAGTCATTTGAACAATGTCTTGATCGAGGTTCTGCCGATCTCTCCGATTTTCCAGGTTTTAGGAAAAGAGGTAAACTCCCAATTTTATTTGGTGGGTTTTTAGATCTTATCTTTGATCGTCGTACTGGTCTACTTCTTGACGAAGTCTCGCCAATTGTCATCCAAACGATACGTCAACTTACGTTGATGTTCGGGAAGATTGAGCTCGAATGTACAAACAAACGAACTCTTAAGGCAATTGACGGCTACGTCAAGTGTGAGTTAGAAGTGAAATCATGGAGCGAGTCGTTCATGGGGTCTTTAGACCTTCGTGAGCGCTTCACTCATGTTGCCACGTTCCTGTTTAGGGACGTTTTTGCTTCGGTCGAGAACGCCATTTATTATGGTGAGCTCCTTCCTAAGCATGGCCCTGGTTCTACGGCCGAAAAAGGCCTTCTTGGTAACAAGAAGTACTATGCTCGGACGTGGACTGATCGGTTGGAAGCTGTATTCCCTTATGGAGAATATGGCCAGCCCAACTGGTCAGAGGTTTCACCAGATGTTCACTTCTACGAACCCGGATCGGAACCACCTGTAGAGGTGATTACCGTTCCTAAAACGTTAAAGACACCCCGGATTATTGCTAAGGAGCCCGTGCATATGCAGTTTCTGCAGCAGGGTCTCCTTGAGCTGTTCTCCAAGGAAATAGGAATGGGGAAAATATCCTCGTTCCTGATCGACTATAGTTCGCAAGAGCCTAACCAGCGTCTTGCTCGCTTGGGTTCCCTTGATGGGAACCTTGCCACACTAGATCTTAGTGAGGCTAGCGATCGTGTCTCTAATGAGC